GGCGTTCACGTCCGTATCCGAGATGGACACGACCGAGCCGACGCCGGTCTTGGGGTTGAAGAGAACCGTCGCGGTCGCGGACAACGTGCCCGTGCCGAACGTGGTCTCCGTTCCGCCGCCCTTCATGCCCAGCTTGTAGACCAGGCCCGCAGCGGCGGAGGTGGTGCCCTTAACCCAGATATCGGTGACGCGGACCTTGTTCGGCAGCTTCGCGAGAAGCAGGATGTCCGAAATGGTGCGCGAGATCGAGTTCAGCGAGCCAAAGATCACGTTGACGCCAGTGTGAACCAGCCGGGGAGGCTGGAGCCACTGAGAGGCTGTGATGGTTGCGATTGCCATGTGTCAGCCTCCTCTTACGGCGCTACGGCGCGAGTGGACAGAACGATGGTCCCGAAGTCGATGCTGTTAAACACCGATTTCTTGAGACCCGCGATCATGCCGCCCGAGACGCCGAGCTGGTTGCCGTAGTCGAACAGTTCCTCGTACCAGTTGGGAGTGTCCGACTCCTTGGTGTTCTGGCCGAACGCCATCAGGGCCGCCTGTGCGCCGCACAGGATTGCCCGGCGGGTGTTCGCCGTCACCGAGGGAACGCGCGTGGATTCGTGGAGAATCACGCCGTTATAGACGCCCAACGCACCCGAGAAGATCGGATTCGTCGATTCGCCCGTCTGCCCGCCCATCACGCGGGCCTTCTGCGCGTCGTACCAGGTGATGCGGTTCGCCGTCGCATCGGTGCGGAGCGAATGCACCTGATACGGATGGAGGAACATCACATAGTAGTCATCGCCGCCCGACTTGATCGGCCGGATGAGCGGGGTGCTCACCTTGGCCGTCGTCACCGCACGGTCGATGAACTCGAGACGCATGTTGTCGCTGACCGTCAGCGAGGCTTCCGAAGCCTCGTCGCCGTCACCGAACAGATGCCGGGTGTTGCCCGACGTTGTGCTCGGCGCGATGGTCGCCTGCAGGCCGGTATAGCGAACGTCGCTAACCCCGGTATTGCCGGCGATCTGGTTGAAGAACCAGGTATCGATGCGGTCGGCCCACCAGTCGGACAGGCCATCCATCGCTTCCTCGCGCACCGAGAACGGAACGCGCTGCTCCGACATCTTGCCGCCAGAGCGGACAGCATGACGGAGCTGGTCGATGAAGATGTTGTCCGAGTAGGTGGTCAGGGCCTCTTCGTTGCCCTCCAGGGTCGCATCGCCCTGAATGCCATCGCCCGAGAGCTGCATACGCAGCCCGCAGGTAACGCGGTCGCCAGCGGATTTGCTGGTCTCGTCCTTGATGTAGACGAGGCTGGAAGTCGTCTTGCCCATGAACTTGGAAACGTAGGTACGCTTCAAAGCCTCACGGATAAGTTTGCGGCTCCACAGCTTCACCGCCAAGGGGTGATTCACCCCATAGTCAGTTGTTGCCATTGGATTGCCTCAGTGGATTGAGAAAGGAAAGGGCTTGATGTCTCCGTGACGCTGGAGACGGCGCTTTCCGCCACTGACGCGGGCGAAGGACGAAGCCTGATGACGTTCAGGCGAAACGAACGCGCATAAAGCGCGGGTAGGCGTGTCAGGTGATCGCGGCTATTTCTTCCCGCGCATCACCTTCTCAAAGTGCTTGTCGAACTCGTCGTCGCTCATATCGAGCAACGCTTCCGGCGATAGCGCGGCAGGAGACTGCCCGCCCTTGCCGGATAGCGATTTGGCGGCCTCGGCACCCTTCTGCAGCGTCTCGATCTGCTCGGACGCCTTGGGCTTGGCCTTGTAGCCCCGGAACTTGGCAAGCTCATAGGCCCGCTTTGCCGGGTTCTCGCCGTTCTGCATGGCGTTCCAGGCGATACCCATCGCCTCGCGGTTCATGATCTGCTGGCGCTCGGCCAGGTCGTGGACCCCATACATCTGAAGCTCCTGATCCCGCTGGGATCTCAGGTGCTCCATCGCCTCGAAATAGTCCGGCGTGGTCTTGGTGAAGTCCCGCTCGCTCGCCACGACCGTCAGGCGGAACCGCTCCTCGGTCTGGCGCTGCTGGTCGGCCTGCTCCTGCCTTGCCGCCTTCTCGCGAAGGGCCGCAACTTCCTGCGAGGTGTAGTTCAGATGCCCCACAGGGTCGGCGTTCACGTCAGGGATGGCAGCCTTGGCCTTCTCGGCCTCGATCTGCTCCTTGAACCGGCGGAACTCGGCAAGCTCCGATTCCAACTGCTGCCGCTTGCGCCGTTCTTCGTGCAGGGCAGCGTGCGGGACAAAGCCCGGCTTGGGCCGTTCGGTGTCCTGCGGCTGCACAACAGGCTTTTCGGCCTGCTGTTCCCTCATCCCACCCTCCGGCGCTGAATCACCCTGCTTTTCAGCGGGTGTGGCCGGCTCCTGCCCGGGGGATTTTTCCCCACCGGATTCAAAGAACGCGCTTTCTTCCGGCGTCTCCGCCGCTAGTGCATCACTCATCATTCACCTGAAACCCGGGAACGGCCGGGCACCGCAAGCCGTGTGGCTATTTCGTCGCAGCCGAGCGGCTCTTTGCCGCCCGCCTCTTCAACTTGATGTCCTCGGTTGCCTTCGCGCGGGCTATTTCGGCATTCTGGTCTGCCGCCTCCCGGGCCAGAACAGCGTCGTTATCGGCCCTTGCGCGATTGATCTGCAATTCGGCCGAGAGTTCCGCCTGTTTAAGCTGTATCTCAGCACTAAGCTTCTGCTGGCTGAGCATGATTTCGCCCTCCAGCTTCTGTTTCCCAAGCAGGGCGTCGGCCGTGGCCTTCTCGCGCTCAAGCTGCATCTTCTGCTGCATGTTCTGGGCTTCCAGAGCCATGCGGGCCTTCTCAATCTCGAGCTTCTGCGTCTCGGCCACAACCTGCGGATCGGGCGGCTGCTCGACCGGCGTCGAGATGATGTTCCGCGCCTTCTGCACGAAGCTATCGGGCAACGGCGAATAGGCCAGAATCTCGCTCCACATCTGCGGCGGGACCGGCAGCTTGGAAATCATCGGCATCATCTGGCTGATGATCGCCCAGGTCTTTTCCTTCTGGTTCGGGCTGTTCGGCGCGTCGTCAACCACTACGTCATACTTGGCAATGTTGGGCTGACGGACCAGCGGCACATACTGCGGATTACCGTTCTGCCCGGTGATTTTGATCAACCGCCCGTCGCTGATGTACTCCTGAATGAAGTGCAGCAGCAGGCGGCCCTGTTCCTTGCGGTAGCGTCTCAGGCTGTCAAACAGCGTGGCGAGGATGGTCAGCCCGGCCTGCTTGCGCTGATACTCAAGCACGCCCGCCTGCTCGCGGTCAGCCATGCCCAACAGCTCGAGATTGACACCCGAGACATCCCGGATGCTCTCGACCGCGAAGGCCATCATGCGATCAATACCCTGCGGATAGGGTGCCGGCGGCTTGGGCTGGATGCTGCCCTTGGCAAGAGCCCCAGGGTTCAGCCACGCAATCCCGTCAGGCTCGGCCCAGCGCTCCTCGAACTTGCGGACGTTGGCAACCGCCCCCGTCTCTACCATCACGCCGCCTTTCGCGTTCGTGTTGATGATGTGGAGGATCTGGCTGAAGAACTTGTTTGCCCAACGCTGCGGGTCCTTCATGCCACGGACAAGGCCGTACCAGGTGCCGGCGTTGCGGTCGCGCTTGCCGGTGATAGCCTTGTACGTGAATGAATACTTGCACGGACTTGGGCCGCTCTCGAGCAGCGTGTCGCCGCAGATGAACGCCCGCATATAGACCTTGCGGCGCTGGCGGACGGCCTTGATCGGCATTCCGAGCTTCTCGGCCCGCTCGCTTATCGTCGCAAACTCCTCCTGCGTGTACTCCTGCAGGCTGTTGCTCGTCGGGTCCATGACCACAAGGACGGTCTGGCGCTCAATCCACTGGTACTCGAAGACCCGGTAATATTTGCCCTGGTCAGCGCCCCCGCCCTTCGATTCCTCGGTATAGGTGGTCTTGGGGTCAACGACCTGCGGATCGCCGGGTTCGTCCTCGCTGAACTCGTCGCCCGCAATCGCGCTGCACTGGTCAACCTTGTCCGGCCACTGGTTCTCGAACTCGTCGGCCGGCATCTTGATCTCGCGGCCAACCCATTTCGCATCCGACAGATTGCGCTTCTTGGCCGTGTGGTCCCAAAACATTTCGAGGGGATCGACGCGGTCAATCCTGACCTCGCCTTCCACGTCCTCGTCGTAGTCCATGCGGGTTTCGGTCCAGCCCATCCCGCAGATCGACACATCCGTGAAGGCGTCGGATTCTTCGTCCTCCGCGTCGCAGTTGTCGCGCACGCACTTGGCTGCGTTGGTCAGAATCTCATTGATCGCCGCGTCCCCTTGCTCCCGGGGAATGTACTGGACCTCTTGACGATTGGAGACTTCAGAGCCCGCAACCGCGTCAATAATCGTGCCAAGGCGGTTGAACGTGATGACCGGGCGCAGGCTGTCGCGCAGAACCTGCTTGTCCTCATCCGACCATTGCTCGCCGGCTACGAAGTCATAGTCCTCGCGGGCGGCCTTGCGCCATGTGTCCGAGTGGGCCTTGGCCAGCCGGCGGAAGCGTTTGGCTTCCGAGACAATCTCGGCTTCCTCGTCGGCGGGCGTCTCTAGGCTGTCATCCATGAGCGGCCAGTCCGATGGCGGCGCTTGTAGCGGTCAGATTCATGTGCTTCCCGTCTCTCAAGCCCGCCGGCAAAGGTCAGAATGAACGCATCGGCCAGGTCAGGAGACCTAAGCCCGCGCTTTTTAAGTTCGTCCTTGGGCTCGACCAGAATCTTGCCCGACGATGTGAAGCTGTAGAGCGGCGCTGTCAGTTCGCTGATCAACGCCTCGTCACGAACAATCCGGCACTCGCGGGCGCGGAACCAGTCGCGCACCCGAAACCAAAGCTCATCACGCAAGCGCATGAACCGCTCGGACGCCGCCGGGCTCTCCGCGACGTTGACGCCCCTGACCGGAAGCCCCAGCTCGTTGAGCCTGTCAACCACACCGGCACCCAAGCCGATCACGTCAACAAGGATCTCGGCGGGCAGCAGATCCTTGGCGGTCTGCTCGACAAATCGGTATTCATCCATCACCAGACCGGCCACTTGCATGGTGTCCTTGCCGCGCCACCACTTGACGGGCTCGCTGACCGTGTTGCCCTGACGCTTGGCCAGGGCTGTCCGGTCATCGCCATATCTTGCAACGTCCACACCCCACACAGGCCGGAATGCTTCATTCGGCTCTATGTTGCGGCCAATCGCGGGAAGAACCGTGTCGAGCGGGATTACCGTCTCGTCTTCCTGCGTCGGGAACTCGCCTAAGACGCGAATCTTGTAGGCGTTCGAGTCCTTGCCGTACTTGGCAATGATGTCGTCGATGTGGCCCCGTGCTGCGGGAACATCCTCGGACGATACGCGAAAGGTCTTCCAGCGATGCCTTAGCGAGTGGTGAGAGTCGTAGAAATAGCCCGATAGCTTGGTCGGGTTGCCGCACATAAGCTGTTTAGCGCCGGGCGTCGATAGAGCGCCCATCGCAACCTCAACGATGCCATCGGCAATGCCAGAGGCTTCCTCGAGCACAAACAGCAGGTTTTTGGCGTGAAAGCCCTGTAATGCCTCGGTGTTGTGTTCTGCGGCAGTTCTTGCAACGGCAAAGCATTGCGGTGCCGCTTTTAAGTGTAGGCGTTCGCCTGTTATTTCGATCTGATCCCTGAGCAGTTCCGGCAGCTTGCCGTGCCATTGGCGAAGCTCGGGCCACACAACGTCTCTGAGCTGGTCCTGACTGTTGGCGGTGATCGGGATCTTGAACTCCCGCCGCGTCAGCATGAACCAGAGGACGACCCATGCCTCGAGGGTGGTCTTGCCTACACCGTGACCGGCGCGGATGCTAACGCGGTCGTGCTCACCTATCGCTTTTAGGGCTTCTGCCTGCCAGGGATACGGGCTGGCGTTTAGTACGTCAGTGACGAACAGGAGCGGATTCGTCCCGCTCTCCATCCACGCCGCCTGCCACGACGGGGCCGCTTGCGCTAATGCGCTTCTCATCTATGGCCTTGAGGATTTCAAGGAATGTCTCGCCAACATTGGCGTTTAGGTTCACGTCCTTGGGCAGCAGCGAGGCAACTACCTTGACGTAGCTTTCCGGAGCCTTCTCAAGCGCTGCGTCGAGGGCGGACTTGCCATGCTGACGCCAGTGGCGCTCCAGGTCATTTAGAAACGCCTGTGTGATCTTGTCGCGCGATCCGCGCGGGCGACCCTTGGGGTTGCCTGTCTGTCCGGGCTTGAATGTCATGGCCGTATTGAATCCCCGCTGGTCCGACGCTTTGGGTCAAGACAGGTCGTTACAGCGGGCGAATTGGTTGAAGTTCTTAACTGCGGCGGCATTGTAGGCGGCAGCGGCCTCAATCTCGGTCTCGAAGCACCCGAGATATTTCTTGCGCCCCATGATGTAGATCAGCGCGCGCCAAGGACGCCGGCCCTCTATTCGATAGACACCCTTAAATTTGGAGGAACACCCGCCCGTTTTTCGTTTTTTTGCATTCTGAATGTTCTGTCGATTGTCGCAGAACCGCAGATTGCAGCGGCGATTGTCAAGCGCGTTCCCATTGATGTGGTCCACCATGATGCCCGCCGGGGCGCTCATAATGAGCCTGTGCAGCCTGATCGTTTCCTTGCCGCCGCCGATTTCCGAGGTGCGGCGCGCGTAAACCCTGCCGTCGGGCTTGACGTGGGCTTGCCACTTCCAACGGCAGACCAAGGCCACGTCTTCCGGGGAAATGATCGTCGAGTAGCCCTTTGTTAGGGGCACGGATACGCCCGCTCCCGCTTGTTCCTCAAGGGATACGGTATGCGTGTCGGTCTGCGGGCGATTCATGGATAATTTGCCGCGCGAACGCTTCACGCAGCCTGACGGAAATCTACAACTTTCCCGGCTGATTTGCGCCA